TCATAGCCTTTCTGACTCGCCGTGTCCGTGTTCTTCACGCTCTGCGCGTCGACGATCAAGAACTTGCTGCATGCGTTGCGCCCCAGTTTCTCGCGGGCCGCGCCAACCTGATTTTTTTAACGCCCGCTCCAGCAGGCTCACTCCGTGCTCATCCACTTCGCTCCAAATCTGGAAGTACGCATGCACCGTGCGCCACTTGGGAAACGTCTCGGGCAACATCCGCCACTGGCAACCACTCTTGAGCAGATAGAGCACCGCGCAAAACACCTCGTACAAATCGACCTTGCGTGGCGCGGTCTTCTTGCGTGCACCTTCAAGCAAAGCGCGGATCTGCTCAAACTGCTCACGGCTGATGTCACTGGGATAGCGTGCTCTCATCTCCATATGATCGGATATTTCGGGCAGACTTTGAACAGGTTCTAAGGTCCGCTGCGGCGATCTCGCTGCGCCGGCGGCCGCCACTGGCGAAGCCGAAGCAGAGCAGGGCGCGGTCACGGGTATCCTCCAGCGTGTCATCGCAGGTAGCGAGCATCGCCTCGAGTTCCGCCAACGTAATGGCGGTCTTCTTGTGTGGCCGCTCACCGCGCTTCACGGCCGCGCGCGCGGCGCGACTCAGGACGGTACGGATCGCCCGTTGTTCGCACGGATTGGTCGCATGCTTGAGTCGATGTGCGGTCGACAGCACGGCCACCCGGTGGCGGACCGTGGCCAGCGTCCACGGTCCGAGCTTGGCTTTGAGTCCCGCTGTAACGAGAGCCTGATCGATAGTCGGCGGCAGCTCCCAGGCCAGCTCGCCCTCGGCCGAGCGCCGCATCACATGATCAACCACAAACTGCAGCACCGTTGCTTCGGGAGAGGCCGCGACAAGCCTCTAGTGAAGGCTACTGCGCAGAATCACGCCACTTCGCATAATGTATAGTCCGGGGTCGCCTGGAATGCCTTCACCACCGCCTCAGCGCGCACGGGCAGGGCGAGCGACACCCCTATCGCTAGGGTCATGGCAGTAGCTGCCAATCGCTTCCAGAACGTCCGTTCTGGCGACGTCTGAGCCTCCGATTTCATTATTTGTATTGCGGCCTTTTCTGGCTGCGGATGCCCTTGCAATTTCAGGCATTCAGCAACTACCCAAACCTGGGGCACTCTTTTTCCGGTGCGGTAGTGCGATATCGCGCCGTCTGAAATTCCCAGCTTAGGAGCTAGCTTCGCGAAGCTCTCCACGCCAGCTGCTACCCGCGTTTGTTCGAAGAACTCCACCCAATTCACGACCGTCTCCACCCGTTGACTACGGGCGAAGACTACAGGCGTTGACGACTACGGGTGTAGCCGTGTAGTGTCGCGCCCATCGTCTACAGGCGTAGACGATCCCGCCCCCTGGTACCCCCCAGGGGCACGGGTCAAGGGTAGGGGTAAGGGGATACACCATGACATTCGAAGTGCAGTACCGCAGCGGCCGCCGTTGGGTGGTCATCGCTGTGCACGCTACCCGCAACGCCGCGCGTGATGATGCCGCGCAGCGCATTGCATTTCTGGTTGCCGATGGCTTCAAGCACGGCGATGTGGTCCGCGATTTCCGCGTGCGTGGTGTGTCCCAGCAGGTGGCCGCATGACCGGCTTCATCGCATTCGCGCTTCTCGGTGCCGCCTGTCTGGTGTGCAGCCTGGGTGTTGTTCGCTTCTTCGGCTGGATCTTGGATCGCCGCGACGCTGCCATTCTTCGTCAGCTGCGCGAAGATGATTTGATCGCTTCAGCTAATCACCACGTCCGCATCGTAAGGATCAAACGCTCTGTTCGTGCCGCTGCCGAGCGCGAGGTGGATCATGCGTAAGGTCTTGCAGTTCCTCAGTGAAATGCCTTGGCCCATTTTCTTCGGCGTGATCTTCGGTGCGGTCGTTGGTGCGTTCTTCGGCGTCACCACTTCTCATGGCATCAATGCACAGATTGAGCGTGATCAGCGTATCGAGCAGCAGTGCATCGACGGCAATGAAAATGCTTGCCGGGTGATGGAGTTTCGCTCACGTGGCTGACGGCACATGCTCGTTCTGCGGCGAACCCACCGTCTACTTTTTCCCCGGTGGCCTCTGCGTTTCTTGCACGTCGAAGAACGCACGCATCCGCATGCAGGAACAGCCCACGCAATCGCGTGAGCTATCCGCGTTTGATGCATCTGTGGGCGTCATGCAGGCCGCTACGCGCCGCACTGAAATCGCCGCAGAGAAGATCCAAAAGAACAAGCGCGTCGTCGGTACAAGCGTGCGTGAGTTCGACGCTGCCCATCCGATCGCATTGACCGAAGAGGGCCAGCGCGCAGCGCTGGCCCTTGGGCTTGTCCATTACAAAACAAGTGACACGCGGGCGGCTACGACCGGCACCGTGACCATAGAAATCGACCCGCTACAAGCGCGGGCGCAACGGCTGCGCAAGTCCGTGATTACCGGAGCACGTCTGCATGACCAGGAAGCGAAAAAAGGCTCCTTCCGGGGTGCGTGGTATTTCCTCACGCTCACCTACCGTGATGGAAGCGACAGCAGCCCTCGTGACGTTAGCGAATTATTTAAACGCATGCGCGGCCACTTCAATTGCCTTAAATCTGGGCGCGCACGGTGGAACCGTGAAAGCTTTCGTTACGTATGGGTCGGAGAGCTCACCCAACGATTCCGCCCGCACTACCACGTGATGTTGTGGGTACCGCAGGGCATGTTTTTCGGCAAGGTCGATCAACGCGGATGGTGGCCCCATGGCAGCAGCCAAATTGAGAAAGCGCGCAACTGCGTCGGCTATCTCGCCAAGTACGCAAGCAAGTTCACCGCCATTACAGCTGCTGCTTTTCCCAAGGGATTTCGCACACACGGCTGCGGTGGACTCAACACCGAATCCAAGCGCGAATTGCGCTGGTGGAAAGCCCCCAAGGACGCGCGTCAAGCTCTCGGCGGGGAAGCGGATATCCGCAAAGCAAAGGGCGGATGGTTTGACAGGCTTACCGGAGAGTTCTGGCCGTCTCCGTGGAAAGTCACATTCATTTTCGGCCGGACATTTGCCTGGAAGGTAGTCCAACTATGAAAGTTCAGATCATGAGTTCCGCAGTCGCGGTTCGTTCGTTCCCTGCGCGCGATGGCAAGCCTGCCACGCATTTTCGTGAGCAAACCGCAGCTGTGCTGCGCGAAGGCGATTTCCCGCTGCCGTTCACCATCGGTCTCGATGAGGATCAGCCGCCGTATGGCGATGGCTTCTACGTCATCGATCCCAAGTCGTTGCAGAACAATAAATACGGCGGTCTTGAGTTCGGCCGTCGCATTCGTCTGATTCCCGACCTGACTGCCAAGCTGCAACAGCAGCCCCCCAAGGTCGGCTAAACCATGTCCACACCGGAACCGCTGTTCGTCATCGGCTGCGCTGCGCAAAACATGCAGCAGGACGGGACGTGTTTGGTTCCGGTGTGGGTGCCGTACCACCAGCCAATTCTTCCACCCCTGGATTTGGCTGATGGAACCATGATTGCCTTCGCCATCGTTTCGACGTGGGCTATCGGGTTGAAAGCGCGTCTCGTATTCCGCGCGGCGCGCCTTGGGGTCTACTGAAATGGAGAGATTTATGAAGAACGTTGTCAATGCTGCCCGTCGTTTCGCTTCGTCCACCAGCGCCAAGGTCAGTGCCGGCGCATCCACCCTGCTCGCATCGGGTGCCGCGTTTGCATCCGGTACGGGGTCGCCTGGTGCCGCAGTCGCTGGCGAGTTGTCGACCGGCAAGACTGATGTGATGTTGGTCATCGGTACGTGCGCCGCGATCCTCGGTGCCCTCATCCTGTGGGCCTACGTGAAGCGCGCCCGCTAATCGCTTCGCTCCAGGGAAAAAGTGGGAGGGGCGCGCGGCAACGTTCGCCCCTTTTTTTTAGGCAAAAGGGGGAGTTATGGGCTATTTCATTTTGGTGGCAATCCTGGGTGCAGTCTGGCTCGCATTCGAGGGCATGTGATGCGCTGGCTCGCACGCGTGTTCGCATCCGCAGTCGTTAGGCGTCTCGCTTATTTTCTTGTCGCGGTTGTGTTGGCATCGTTGGGCCTCAGCGAGGCCCGTGCACAGTTTGAATCTTGCTCTAACGCCTCCGCGCAGCACGCTAGTTGCGAGGACAAGGGATTAGCATTTCAGCAAGTCAATAGCATGCTTGCTGCGTGGAAGTCGGCTAATTCCAGTGGTGATGATCCGCAGTTTTCTCGCCGTATTTGTGTGACCGTTGCAGATAGTCCGTTTGGCCGAAATGTGAGTGGTTATGTCACCCATGCCACATGGACGCCTGAATGCAATGGCACGATTGCCTATCAACGCAGTCGCGATTGGCCTGACGGCAAAGATTGTCAATCTCGCTCTAGCTCTATAACGCAGTTCCAGCCCATGAACGGCTCTAGTCAGTGTTGGAATGGCTGCGAAGTCAAGTACAGGCAAAATGGCGACGACGAAACTAGCACCCGTAGCGCTACTGGTGCGCTCTGCGATCCCGATTACAAAGACAAATGCCCTGTTGGCTCGTTTTGGAACGGGTACATGGGCGTTTGCCAACCTATTGAGCCTGACTGTCCTAAGGGGCAGGTTAAGCAGGACGGCGTATGTAAGCCTGAGAATAAATGTCCACAAGGCATGGTCGCCGTGCAGGCGTCAACGCCTGGTGCTGTCGCTCAGGGTGCATTGCATTGCGCGCCTGAGAAAGAGGAATGCCCACCCGGAACGATTATGTCGCCTGCCGGCAAATGTCTGCCGGGTGAGGGCCAGTGTGCGCAAGGTGAAGCGCCCGGCAAGGATGGTACGTGCAAGAAAGATGCGGATGGCGACGGTGAGGGCGATGAGGACGGCGAGGGTGATGGTGACGGCGGTGAGGGTGATAAGGATCAAGCCTCCGGCGGTGAAAGTTGCGACACACCGCCCAGCTGTAGTGGTAATGCCATCCAGTGCATACAGGTCAAAATTCAATGGCGCATTGATTGCAACACGCGTCGCGCTCAGAACATCAGTGGCGGGTCGTGTGAGGCTGTCCCTATCTGCGCTGGTAAGGGCTGTGATGCCATGGAATATGCACAGTTAATGCAGCAGTGGCGCTCAACTTGCGCACTCGAAAAGATCGCCAAGAGCAACACTTCATCTGGTAACGATGCCGACAAGAATGGCAACGGCGTAGCCGACGTGCTTGAAGGCATGGGTACCGTTCCAGAGGTGGGCGATGGAAAGGCTGACATTGAAGGCGCTAAGAAATTCGGGATTCGACTGTCAACTGATAAGTTGGACAGGGACAATATTTTTGGGTCCGGCTCATGTCCGGAGCCTCCTAGCTTCACGATTATGGGCAAGACGATCAGCGGTGCCGATTTCCCCTATTTCTGCCAGGCGGCTGCAATTCTAAAGGCATTGATTTGGATTTTCGGTGTGTATACGGCCATTCAAATTTTGATGGGGAAGTGGGGCTGACATGGGGATGACTTGGGATTGGATTGGCGGCGCTGTTGGCCTTCTTGTCGGAAAGGTAAAGGATGCTGCTGCCGGCATTGCAGGCAAAGCGTTTACGGCTTTCGGCGTCACCGCTGTGTCGTTTGAGACTGTGCTGCCGCGATTGAAGGAACTGGTCACTGAGAAGGTGTCTTTGCTGCCAGGGCCTGCACTCGACTTGCTCGGCTATCTCGGCGTTGGTCAGGTCATCTCGATGGTGCTTTCTGCCCTTATGGTTCAAATGTCGTGGAAGGTGTTTTTTGTGCCTAAGACCGTTGCAGATCAGCTAGGGGCAAACCAATGATTTATTGGTACACCGGCCAGCCTGGTCACGGCAAAACACTGCACGCTATTGAGCGACTGCTCGAGTTCAAGGATCAGGGTCGCCCCGTCTACGCTTGCAATATCCGCGAGTTCGACTACGCGAAAACCGGCGTGCTTGAGATGACGCCGCAGCAGTTTTGCGACTGGCCTAACTTCCTTCCAGATGGCGCGGTCGCATTGGTCGATGAGGCCTATGAACACGGCATGCTCCCCAAGCGTCCGAATAGTTCCAAGGTGCCGCATCACGTCGAGCAGCTTGCGAAGCATCGTCATCGCGGCCTCGATTTCATCTTCGTCAGCCAGTCGCCCGACAAGCAGTGCGACCAGTTCGTGCACGATCTGATCGAACGACATATCCACGTGCGTAGGCGGTTCGGAACGAAGTTTGTTCACTTGCGCGAGTTCGACCGGTTTGAGGCTCAGGCCGAAAAGGCAACACCTTTGGTTGTCAGGCGAAAGGCGTTGCCCAAGCGTCCGATGGGCACATACAAGTCGACTGAGTTGGACACGACAGAGCGCAAGATTCCTTGGTACTACATCGCGCTGCCGATCCTCATCGTGGTCGGCGTGTTCTTGATGTATTACACCTTCGGCAGCATGGGCAAGCGGCTAGGTGGTGAAGCGGTTCCGGCTACCGTTCAAACGCCACAAGGCGGTGCGGCGCCGCGCGACGGAGCGTCAGCGACGGCGGCCGGCGCGGCTACGCCGCCCAAAGGCGTTACAGCTGCCGAATACGCTAGGCAGTTTCTGCCGCGTGTCCCGTCTGAGCCGTGGAGCGCACCTGTCTACGATGGCAAACTGACATTGCCCAATGAGGCACCGCGGTTGTTCTGCATGTCCTCGCTCACGGGCAGCAACGCGCATGGTGAGCGTGTCGGCCCCACGTGTACGTGCATGACAGAGCAGGGCACCCATTACGTGGTTGATCAGCAGACGTGCCGCTATATCGCCAGACGCGGCCAGTACGAACCGTATCGCGATGAGCGCAATGATCGATTTGTGGACGGTCCTACGCAGATTGATCGCGGCATGCAAGCCATCGCCCAGCGTCGTTTGGATGCAATGAGCATTGATCGCGGGCAGCGTGTGCAGGGCACCTTCCCTGAGTCGCCCGGCTATGTGCCTTCCACCAGCACGCCGTCAACGGGTCTTGACCTATGACCAGCAGCGGCCGCGAGTTGCTCAAGTGGATCGCCCTTATTTGCATGACGTGCGACCACGTTGCCACCATCGTCTATGGCGGCTATGTGCCTGTGCTGTCGCAGCTCGGCCGCATTGCGTTTCCGGTGTTCGCTCTGGTCATGGCCTACAACCTGGCGCAGCCACGGGCGGATCACTGCAAGTCGGTGTTTCGCCTTGCCATCTGGGGCCTCATTGCCCAACCGATTCACGCGTGGGTCTTTGGCAGCTGGTGGCCGCTCAACGTCTTGCTTACCTTCTGCCTGGCCGCGTGCCTGGTCTGGGCGGTAGATCGTCGCCAGTGGCCGCTAGCGGCGTTCCTGGGCCTGTTGGCACCGGCATTCGTTGATTACCAGTGGGCGGGCGTCTGGCTCGTCCTGGCTGCGTGGCACTGGTTCAAGGGGCAGGGCAGGTTGGTCAATATTTTCGCCTGGTACGACACGTCCACCACGCTTGCCCACGTTCGCATCCCTGCAGGGCTAGCAGCGGCCATGACCCTCATGTGCCTCTACAACGGCAACGCCTGGGCACTGCTTGCTATTCCCCTCATGGAACTGGGCTATCGCAACTGGAAGCTGCCGCGCCTGCGGTGGGTTTTCTATGCCTATTACATCGCCCACCTGGCTGTTCTTTCTCTTGCCAAGGGAATTTTGCTATCCTGATTTGCTGCAGTAAGTCAGCGCGCCTATCAGAGATTGCAATGGAAAGCAATAAGGCAAGAATCATGCCATTTATCGCATGTTCATTTTACGTTTTGACTTCATTCATAGTGCCGTCAAATGCCCATGCCCAGCAGGTTCACAAGTGCAGGGAGCGCGGCCAGGTCGTCTATCAATCCGCGCCATGCGCTGCTGGTGCTGCTGAAAAGGTCTGGGCCGCTACGCCGGTCGCTGAGCCGAGCAACGCAGAGCTATGGCGTCGCTATCGCATCCAAAAGCAGTTGGATCGGCGGTATGCCGCTGACCGCGCCTCTTCTTCAGCCGCGTCTATGTCTAGCTCTGCTTCTGGCAATGCATGCGAATCCGCAAAGCGTAATCGTGCAACGATCTATGAGACTGCTGGTGTCCACCGGGATTTCGCGCTTTCCAGCCAATGGGATAACGCGGTTCAAGACGCCTGCAAATAACCGGGGTGTAGGGGCATAGCCCCTACGGATAACGCCTTATCCCGCGATCCTTCCGAAGTGGCGGTCTCGCCATTCTCCAAGATCCACCACGACGACCTTGACCATTGACTGCTGAACCGCCTTGCGTTTGGCGTTCCGCCTGCGGACCGAATCCCGGATGTCGCTGGCATTGGCATGCCATAGCAATCCGCGCAGCCGTCGCTCTGGTATCCGTTCGCCGCTAGGCGCAACGAGATCACGGCCGGCCAAGCGCCAGCCAGCCCACGGACCAGTGAGTTCCACATGATTGGTGACGACGCGCCGATGCAGATCTGCTGCGCAGCTGTTCGGGCATTGCTCGCCAACAGGCCAGCACGGTGGGCGAAGGTCGAGATTGTAGGTGTCAGTCATGCGGCGAGTTCCGTTTCGCGAGGGGAACGGTTTGGCAGGCAAGATTTGATCCAGAGCCAGATCCAGCGTAGCCGCGCCCGTGTAGCACTCCACGCCATTTCGCATAATGTATAGAGCGTGCGCGTTATCTTCCGTCGAAATGTGAACTTCGTCTTTGGCGCTCGACGCTTGCGCACGACCTGGCAGGGCAGCACCGATGCACAGTACTAGGGCCATTGCCGCCATGCCCAGGCGCTTGTAGAGCTTGGCCCACTCTTTTCCCAGCTCGCCCTTGTCCTGCTCAGAGTGGATTAGCAATAGCCATGGTCCCGGTTCCTGGCCAGCTATTTTTGCTAGCTGACGTATGCGCTCGTCCGGTATCGGCTTGTGACCTTGGTTCCATTCGCTGATCGCTGCGCTTGTGACGCCCATCTGCTCGGCAAGGCCTCGCATCGACTTCCTTAATGATTGCTGAACTGCCATTTTTATAAGGGTCTGTACGCTCACAATCGCTTACCTATTGCTTGACATGGGGTATTGCTTACCATATGCTGAACGTGCTTACTCTTGGGTAAGCGCCCACCCGCCGGCCCCGCCCGGTGCCGGTTGGGCGGGTTCTACCGGGCACCGGGCAGGGGGCAACACGATGGAATATCAGGTTCAGTACCGTTACGAGCGCCGCTGGGTCGTTCTCGCTCGTTTTCCGACTCGCAATGAAGCGCGCGACGATGTTGCGCAGCGCATTTCTTTTTTCGTCGCCGATGGTTTTAAGCACGGCGATGTAGTCCGCGATTTCCGTGTTCGCGGCGTGACCACCCAGCAGGTGGCAACACCATGAATTGCAATCCTTATTGCGTACTCACGCCGGAGCAACTTGCGGCTGTGAATGATTTGCTGATTGTTATGGGCAGCGTTGCACTTGTCGCGCTCATCCTGCCGCGTCTGGTCTATTTCATCTGGTGGCTTTCGGACCGCCGACGTGATCGCGCGATGCAACGCAAGATCGTTGCTGAAACGCTTGCAGCGATTGCAGCAATCGAATCGAAGGAGGCCACCCGCAATGGCACGGCCGACTGATACCGAACGCGGCACACGCATTGCGCTCGACTACGTTGAATCAAAGCTTATTCAACGCGATTTATTCCCGACACGTCGCTCGCCGCCTTTAAAGTTCTGGCGCGAAATAAAGGCGATAGCGACGGAACACCTTGCCGAATGCAAGGCATTGCGCGAGGCACGCGCATGACCACCAGTGATCTGAAATTCTGGCAACTGATCGACCTGAAGAAGCAAGCCAAGACTGAAGACGAACGCGCCGAGCTAGACCGACTGATAGAGGAACGCATCAGGTGGGTAGGCTCGGGGCAGGGCGATGAGCCATGAAGACGCAGCCGTCCAGGCTAGCCCATTACCCGAACAGCCCTTGCTATCAGTGCGGGGGGGCGCAGTTTCAGACGTTGAATGCGTGGGATGCGAAGTTGACGGTCTGCACCGATTGCGGCGTGCTGATCTCGAAGCGCAGGGATATGCAGAGCTCTTACAGCGCATGCAGTGGCAACAGTTCTGGACACTCACATTTCGCATCGAAGAAGCCGGCCGAACTGGTGGTGTCCACCCGGAAAAGGCTGATAAAGCGTTCCGATTCTTCGCCAGCTGCATCAACCGCGAGATATACGGACCGAAGTGGAGCACCAAATCGCACGGCGGTATCCAGTGGGCACGGGGGCAAGAGTTCCACAAAGACGGCCGATTGCATTTCCACGCCGTGTCAGCTGCACCTACCGATGACTTAAACCGGCTAATGAGCCGCTATCAGTGGCACGAGTTTTGGTTCAAGGAATTCGGACGTAATCGCATAGAAGCACCACGCAGCCAGCTCGATATAACCGGCTATGTGTCGAAGTACGTAACGAAGGGCGGAGTGGTGGACGTGTCGAAGAACTTCGGCGCCTGGACACCACCACCGATCGACTACACCCGCAGACCGGTGCAGGCCGAGTTCGATCAAACAACGCGCAAGGGGAGTATCGACGCATTGGACCGGGGTGTAGGGGCAGCGCCCCTACGGACTGGTCAACGAAACCGCCGGTGATCGCTCATCGGGACATGCAACACCGCCCCCGGTCTGGGAGGCACCGAAGCCGCAGCCTGTTCGCCTACGCGTATCCGGCACGGCAACGTCAGGAATCCACTCCTGAAGACCCGCCTTCGAACGCAGGCGACCTAAAGCGACCGGTAGGCAGACACCGTGACAGTCAGCCCCCGGCGGTCTGATGCAAGCATCGCGCAAGGGTCCTCGCTACGGCACCGCCACCCCCCGGCACGGGGGGTAAGGGGGGCCTTAGCTTGACCCCACAGTACCGCCCGATTTTCGCAATAACCAATCCCACGCAAGCCAACCAACAGAGAGAACGAAGACCATGAGCAACGCACCGAAGATCACGATCAACAGCGCCGTCGAAACCCGCACTGTCACCACCTCGAAGGGCTTGCCGAAAGCCATCTACAGCCAGCGCGCCACGCTCGAAACCGAAGCGATGCGCATCCAGATCGAAGTTGAATGCGATGGCTTGGACAAGGGCTATCCGGTCGGCACGGTGAAGGAATGGGATCTGGTCACTGATCTGGTGCCCGGTCGTTTTGGTGTCGAACTGGCGCGCCGTATGACGCTGGTCGATCCGCAGGCTGGCAAGGCTCCGCAGCGTCAGGCGGCGTAATCGATGGCCGTGTTCGTTCCCGCATGCCTGGAAGCCGATCTAGATACGGCAGCGGGGACGTGCACGGCAGTGATGTGGATTCCTCAACCGTCACTCTTGCCGGAACTGGCGGTGAAGGATGCCCAGGCCATTGGTAGCGCAATCGCGTTCCTGTGGGCCACGGCGTATGTGTTCCGGCTTATCCGCAAGAAAATCCAACAGTCCTAGGAGGACATTGCAATGCAGAAGCTCAAGACCCTGTTCAAGAACAAAGCCGCTGCGCTGGTTGCCGTCGGTACCGCAGCCACCGTGTCGGTGCCTGCCTTCGCTGCTGGCGGTGGCGGTGTTGACGTTGGCGACGTTGTGACTGCCATCCAGGGTGCTGCAGGCCCGATTGCTGCCATCGGCGGCGCGGTGCTGACCGTGATGGTCGGCATCAAGGTCTACAAGTGGGTGCGCCGCGCCATGTAACGACCACCGGCGGATAGGGCCAATACCCTCCCGCCGGTCTTTTTTTAGGGGGAATGGTGATGGGCAAGTGCATAGTACTTTCGGTGGCGCAGTGGTCGCAGTTGATGTCAGCAATCGGGTGGATGTTTGTTGCAACGGTCGTCACCGGCTGGCTAGCAGCGTTTGACTTCGGTGTCTGGGAATGGCGCGCTCGGCGTTATCTACGGCGTCGTCGCTTGGCACGTATCCGTCTAGCCCGAGTGGTGGCGTGATGGAAGGTTGGATTTGGTTGTGCGCATGGCTGGTGGCCTGCGCGATTGTCTTCGTGGATTTCGAATGATGCGGTGGCTCGCACGCGTGTTTGCATCCGCGATTGCACGACGTTTCGCATACGTGCTTGTAGCGGCAACGCTCGCATGGTGTGGCATGGGCAAGGCGCATGCGCAGGACTACTCCGGCTGTACGGCTGCATTTGGACATGGCGCGTTGTGCCGCGATCAAGGTGCAGCGTATTCCGAGGTCAATCGCCAGCTGCAGGCGTGGAGCAATCAAAACGCATCGGCTACACCGGGCTGGTCGCGCCGAGTGTGTGTAACGGTTGTCGATAACGGCGAATTTGGCCGGAGTGTTAATGGTTACGTGACGCCATACGGTCCGTCGCCTGTGTGTCAGTCCAATGCTGAAATCAGCATGAGTCGCACGTGGCCTTTCGGCAATGACTGCAAGAAACGGCCGGATTACAACGGTGCATTTCCTGGTGCTTTGAGCGGCACCCCTACCAGCGGTTCAATGCAGTGCGACAGCGGCTGTTGGAAGGTCTGGACGCCCAATTCTGATAGCACGTGGAATGGCACGTTTGCGCTGAATGCGGTTTGCAACGCCAATGACAACGGTTGCTACGTGCCAAGCATGCATTACAACGCCAATTTGGCCATGTGCGAGCCCGAGCCTCCCAAGGAGTGTCCAAAGGGACAGATCAAAAAGCCCAATGGCCAGTGCACACCCAATCAATGCCCCGAGGGTATGACGCTTCAGCAGGACGGTACCTGTGGTCCTTCGAATAACGATTGCCCAGCAGGGCAAATCAAGTCGCCTGCAGGTGGTTGCCTCCCCGGTGAAGGCCAGTGTGCCGCCGGTGAGACACGCGGCCCGGACGGGACGTGTAAGAAGGATGGCGACGGTGATGGCGAACCCGATGAGGAAGGCGAGGGTGAAAAGAGTTCGTTTTCTGGTGGCGATACGTGTGATTCGCCGCCTAGCTGTAGTGGTGACGCCATCATGTGCGGGCAGGCACGCATTCAATGGCGCATCGATTGCAACACGCGCCGCGATGTGAACATCAATGGCGGTGGCTGTTCTTCGATGCCCATTTGCGTTGGCAAGAACTGCAAGGCAATGGAGTACTCGCAGCTTCTTCTACAGTGGCGCACGGCGTGTGCGCTTGAGAAGGCAAGTACAGGTGGTGGTTCTGGTGGCGGCGATGCTGACGTCAAGGCAATTCGTGATGCCATTACCGGCAATGGCACTGCTGATATTGGTGCAGACGGCAAGCCTGCTGACGCGTTTTCTGATGAATCTGGATATGGCGAAGATGGGTATCCCACTGGCGAACTTGATACCTCGGGTTTCGGCTACAGCCGCACGTGTCCAACGATTCCCGATGTGGCGGTGTTCGGCCAGACGCTGCACTTCGACACGTCGAAATTTTGTCAGTGGATGGTGCTCGGCGGACAGATTGTGTTGGTCATGGCATCGCTGGTTTCCCTGCGTCTGATGAGTCAAGGAGGTAGCGCCTAATGCCCTGGTTAATCGCACAACTCGTTACCGGTCTTGCATGGCTGTTCAAGTCGCGTATCGGTCTATGGATCATGACTGCGCTCGTCTGGCTCGGCATCAATTTCGGCACTATCAAGATGGTCGTAGAGCCGGCCATCGATCTGCTGAAGGGTTACGCCGAAGGCATGGGCAATGGCAATGGCCAGCTGGGTGCAGATGCAATGGCGTGGTTCGGCGTCCTGCAATTCGACAAGGCGCTGACGATGGTCATCTCGGCGATTGCGGCCAAGCACGCCATCATGCAAGGCCGGCTGTTCCTGTTTAAGCGCGGATTCGGAGCGAAGCCGTAATGCCAATCGAGCTATATACCGGGCAACCCGGCAACGGCAAAACGGCGCTGATGATGGAGCGCCTGGTCGAAGAATCGAAGCGCGCCGAGCGGCCTATTTTTGCAGCTGGAATCGCAGGCTTGCAGGATGGCTTAGCAACGACGCTCGAAGATGCACGTCAGTGGAATGCGGTCAAGCCTGGGGAGGTGTGCACGTGCAACGACACGTCGGTGCAAGCCGAGTGCACGGGGCATGTTGTGCCGAATGGCTCGCTGATCTTCGTTGACGAAGCGTGGAAGTGGTTCGGTCATCTGCACGATGCAACGCGGCAACAGACGCCGCTGCATGTCCTGCAGCTCGCAGAGCATCGGCATCGCGGTCTCGACTTTGTGTGGACGACGCAGCAGCCCAACCAGCTGTATCCGTTCGTGCGTGGATTGATCGGTGCGCACACGCATGTGGTGCGTCGCTTCGGCACGAAGATGATCGATGTGTTCCGCTGGGGCGAGTTGAATGAGGAAATTAAGTCCTCTGCGAAACGCGATCTTGCCCAGCGCACCACGCGGCTGCTGCCGTCGGCGATCTTCGGCGCATATAAGTCTGCTGAGGTGCACACGATCAAACCGCGCATTCCTTGGAAAGTGATGGCGTTGCCGGGATTGGTCATCCTTGCCATCGCGCTTGGATGGCTCGCCTACACGATGCTCAAGCCCAGCGCGATGGCCGGCAAACTTGGAGATAAGGGGACGCAATCGGCGTCAGCCGATGCGGCCCCTGGCGGGTCTGCGACCACCGCACGGCGTGATGGTCCGCGTTGGGAATCTCCCACCGAATATGCCAAGCAACACCTTCCCCGGTTCGGCACCATGCCGTGGACTGCACCGGTGTTCGATGACCGCAGCATCACCGCCGATCCGATGCTGATCTGCATGTCGTCGCTCGCGGGCATCGATGCGCAGGGCAATCACAAGGAAGCGTCCTGCACGTGCATGACAGAGCAGGGCACGGCGTACGACCTCGATCAGCCGCAGTGCCGCACGATTGCTAAGCGTGGTCCGGTCTACAACCCGTACCGCCAGCAGCGCGAGAACGAGCATCAGCCCGCCCAGCAGCAACAAGCGGTGCAGGGTGGGGCGGCTGCGCCTGGGCTCAATGGCATCGTTGTCCAGCGCTCTACGCGCACACAGGGCAGCTTCCCCGAGTCGAAGCAATACAGCACCAAAACCACGACGCCATCTACCTTGTTGGAGATGTGAGATGACCAGCAGCGGCCGCGAGGCATTGAAGTGGATTGCGCTGGTCTTGATGACCGGCGATCACGTGGCGAAGGTGTTGTTCGGCGGCTACGTGCCTGTCCTATCCGAACTGGGGCGGATCGCGTTCCCGGTGTTCGCGCTGGTGATGGCCTACAACCTTGCACAGCCACGGGCCGACTATGCGAAATCGGTGTTGCGTCTTGCCGGCTGGGGGCTGCTGGCGCAGCCATTCCACGCGTGGGCGTTCGGCGACTGGTTGCCGCTCAACGTCCTCTTGACTTTCGCGCTCGCCGGCTGTGTCTCGTTTCTTCTGGGCCGCATCATTGGCATTGAGCCTTCGAACAAGGCGCAGCGTAGGCCGTTCCTGTTGTTGATGTTGGCCTGCGCAGCGCCGTTTTTCGTTGATTACCAGTGGGCGGGTGTCTGGCTTGTGGTGAGTGCCTGGGGTTGGTTCCGCACGCATCGGCGAGGCTGGCTGTTCCTCGTTGCGCTCAGTATGGCCGGGCTGTGCTGGTACAACGGCAACATGTGGGCGCTGGCGACGTTGCCGGTGCTGGCGTTTGGTTACGTCTGGTGGCCACTTCCGCGGCTCCGCTGGGCGTTCTACGGCTACTACGTTGTGCACCTGGCCGTGATCGCCTTCATCGCTGCTATGCCGCCTTTGATCTGA